CCCATCATGCCGTTCTTAAACTGACGGGAAATGGTCGAAGTTGGGTTGAAGAGGCCCTTCATGCCTTCCACAAGACCAGCGTTGGCAGCGGGGTTAACCGTTGCGTAACGCGGAGCCATTGGCGTGGCAAACTCATTGAGCTTCTGCTGAGCCTGAAGCAGGACCAACGAAGTCGAAGGAGTTGTGCCGGGTGTGCCAACCGAGTTGTAGACTGACGAGAACGAGCCAGCAACGTCAGCGTCGATGCTCGAAGCAAGCTGCGAGATACGAGGCTTCAGAACACGTTCAGCGATGTCGTCCAACTGCATGGTCAATTCGGCAGACGTAAAGTTCACGCCGATGTGCTTCTGGGTAGAAACAGTCAGGGTCGTAAACTGTTCGTTGTCGTCCTGAACCTGAAGCGCAGCGCCGTCTGTGACGAGAGCGCGGTCGGGCAGACGGATACGCAGGGTCGAGCCAATCTTGGCGCCTTCCACAGCGAAGCTGTCGTCATACTGACGGTTAACGTTACGAGTGATTACGAGGTTGTTCTCCAGAATTTCCAGAGCCTTCCGCGTAATCATGTCGATAGTAAGAAGCGAATTTGCCATTTTGTTTCATCCAAAGAGTTAGCGGTTGCGTTGCGCTTCCCACTTTCTGATCTGACGCTGGCGTTCGGCTTCGATCCATTCTGAAGTGCTCATGCTTTTAACTGAGCGAGGATCAGTGGTATCGTAACCGGACGGTCCAGAACTTCTGGACGAAGCAATCGGAGCAATCGGCGCTGGCGCGGTTGAAGTTTTTTTAACCGGAGGATTAGCCGCCAATTTGGCTTCAATCCTACCAATCTCTCGCGCTTGAAGAATAGGCGGCATGGAAGCGATACGGCCAGCTTCTTTTGGGTTAGACCCTAGCCAATAAATGACATCGGGGCCCATATCAGAAGCTTGGATCGTTTGGGCCATCACGTCCGTGACGGGGAGGTTCGGGTTATATGCGACCTGTTCAAAGTCGTCATATTTACCCCGAGCGTCCTCTTCCTTTTCGTGGTAGGCGTCCAAAAGCTGAGCTTGCTGCTTTGCTGCTTCCCGCTGGGCCAACAACTGCTGGGCTTTTTGCTCAGCTAACGCTTCTGCATAAACAGCGGCGTTATCAAAGTCGTTAACGTCAGGCGGGTTAATTGGAGGTGCCCTACGGGTCTCCAATTCAGCAAGGCGTTGGGCCTGCTCTCGTTCCCACTTACGCTGTTCTCTTGCAAGACGCTTTCCGACAATGGCGTCCAATTCTTCTTGAGTGAATGATTTGGAAGCGTCTGTCGTTTGTTCTTCCGGCTGCGTAGCTTCGGTAGCAGGCGCTGCCGTAGCAGCCTGTTCCGGCGCGGTCTCGACCGCTGTATTTTCGAGAGCTTCATTGCTCATGGGGTTTTCCTTTCGGACCTGATGAACCGCACCAGTACGGATTTGTAAAAGATACGTTGTAGCGGAAGCTAGGTCAAGCAGCCGTTAAAACACCCAATCTTCTACGATCTCGTTGCCAACTTCACCCGCATAGGTAATAGCCGACGCTTTTTAGTTTGCTTGCATAATAACCCAGTTTGTACCGTCGCTAATCAAAGTAGCAAACCTGCCTGCGGTTGCGGCAAGAATTGCGGTACCCGCTACGGCGGTTGTCAATGGAACCACGTTGGCAGATGCGGACACGACCGCCTGAGCAGCGATTGTCTTTATCATCACTTCGCGACCCGGCCAAGCCGAAGCGGCTGGCAGCGTTACTACAATGCCTGCGCCGTTACAAATGATAGAGTTTTCAGTTGCCGCCAACGCAAAACTGGCTGTTTTTGTGACGGGTGCGCCGCGGCCAAAAGACCCCGTTAACGTGGTGAAACCCACGCTACTAATCCGCATCCGCTCCGTAGGCGACGCGGCGCCGTCAGCCGTTGTGGAAAACAAAAGGCGACCGGGCATGTCGTTTGTGCCGGGAGTGCCGTCTACCTCTGCTAGAATAGATGCGGCACTGATGAAAGAAGTACCATCAGAGCCAGCAAACAAAACAGCGCCAAGGTCATCCCCGCTAGTAATAACGGTTTGCGCGCCAACTGTGTCAGAGCGCGATTTTGCAAGAGTAAGAGTGGCGGGAACTTGAGCGCTATTGCCATATTGTTGCAGCGACGCAGACACAGATGTCCCCGTAGTTGCAACTTGCAAGTTTGAGGTAGTTAGCGTGCCAATAATATTAGGAACACTATACGATGTTGTTCCCGCACTACCAATAAGCACATTTCCGGCAAAGTAGTTGTCAGCCGTGCCGTTGGCGTAGAAGTTCCAACGGCCAACAACGACCGTTGAACCCGTGTCGGCAGTAGATGCAAGGTCCGTATCAACATCAGCGTAGGTGAATGTGCTGGTTGTCGGAACGCCAGTGATTGTAAACGTGCCGTTAAAGCTTGTGTTCGTGGTTGCAGCAACCGTGACGGACTGTCCAAGCGTGTAGCCGTGGGCCGCGCTAGTCGTAATCGTAGCCACGTTGCTTGTGCGCGCAACATTGGTAATGGTGCGGGTCGTGCCAGTCGAAATGTTGCTGTAGAAGCCGTAGTTGTTAGTGGCTGCGATAATTCCCGCGTCAACAACATACCCATATTGGCTAGTGATAGTTGAACCAGCGCCGATGGTAGCTTGAGCAGCATAAAAATGCGACAAGCCGCCAAGTGTAAAAGCCGCTGCAGCCGTAGAAGCTGACGTTGCAAACAATCGCGCTTCAACGGTCACATTTGACTGAATTGCGCCATTTGTCAGAGTGCCAAAACTAGTTGTTGCACCCGTAATGTCTTTAGACACGCTGAGAGTAGTTCCAGCGGAGGCTGAAGATGTTCCAATAGAAACGCCACCGGCGTTGTTAATCCTCATCCGCTCTGTCGGCGCTGCTGCGCCGTCAGCAGTCGTAAGGAACCTCAAATAAGTTGGCATATCATTGAGGCCGGGAGTGCCGTCAACAATGCCGTCAATTCGCGCAGCTTCAAGATAGGTAGCGCCGTCGTAGCCCCAGAACCGCTGGCTTCCGAGTACGTCACCAGAAGCAACAATTGTACCCGCACGGTTCTTGAAGAAATCTTGATACGGGGGGACCGCGTCAACGGTATTGTTGAAAAGGCCGAGATTGGTTGATCCAAACGGAGCGGTTGTTGTGCCAATAAGAACCTGACCCGTATTGTTTACAACAAACGGTGTGCTGTCTGGGTTCGCGCTATCTTCAACCAAAATAGCGTTACCGGCGCCAGTCTGCGTAACCCGCAAAGCAGCAGATGACGTATTAGCAACGATAGTTGCGCTCGACAAATTGGACGCAATGCCCGAAATAGGCGTCTGAACCGTTACTCCGCTCTGCACAAGGGGCACAATTTCAGTACCACTAAGCGGTACAGTGGCTGTAGGAAGTGCAGAAATCTTAATGTCAGCCATAGGTTTGCTCCAAAATAACTGCTTATTAACCGTTCATTGGTTTGCAGTAAATCGTGCCGCCAGTGCTGACTTGAATGGCGCTGACCCGCCAGGGGGCACCTGTGCCTTGCGGCACAATAAACGAAACCGGCGTATTAGCAGGCAGCGGCGTAGAGCTAGTGGTAGCCGTGACACCTTCGCCAACTAAGATATGAGCCGGTGTGGTTGCCCACACAAGCACGACTTGCGGGCCTGCGGGCCACGTACCTGTAGAGCCAGCCGTGCCTGTATAAGCTACAGTTTTAGCCGGAAAAGTGTTGTCAGCACAGGGGTTAAGGAGTTCCATGGGGGGCCTCACGCCAAGAATTTGAGTTTGTAGAGCGTGCTCAAGTACAGCCCGACGATTTCGTCAATGATGTTCTGAAGCGCGCTGTCCGATTTATCGACTACATCATAACGGCTATCTTCGATTTCTTTCAGGCTGTCTTCCAGAAACTCAATGATATTGTTGGTCTTGCGGGCTGAGTGCAGCGCAATTGGACCAATTAAGCCATGACGACCCTGATAGGCTTCAGCAAATTTGTCAGCAAGATCGACAATGCCGTCATAAAAGCCATTCAAAGCCGAATGTTTGGCAAAACTACGCGTATTCAGATGGACTGAGTGGGCCACATCACGGGCAAGAAACATACAGCCAACAAATTCAGCGCATTTCATCGTCACATCCCCATCTGTGGAGGCGCCGGAGGTGCCATTTGCGGCTCCATTGGCATCTCCTGAGTTTCAATCATACCACGAGGCTCCATAACTTCGCTAGAGGGCATACTGGCGATCAAATCGCCCGTATCGACCGCTGCTGCAATGGTTCCCATAACAATATCTTGGATTTGTTCGGGCGTCATAGACGCCTGAACCGCCGAAATACGCTTGGTTTCGGCGTCATATGCCTGAACTTCGGCCTTAAAGCTGTCAATCTGGAGCTTTTGAGCCTCAAAACCTTGTTGCATCTGCTGGATAGCATCAACAGTGCGGTTCAACTCTTGGGTCATGGCGTCAATCTGCTGTTTGGCAGCGGCCATTTCCGGCGATTGGTCAGTGCCATCCATAACCTTCGGGTCAATGATCTTGGCAAAGCGTTTTGCCATTTCCTGCGCGCCCGGCCAATCCATGTTCTTGATGAACAAATCGCCTGCCACTGACCAAAGCTGCGGGTTCGACTGAAGCAGCATGGACATGGCGTCCAGTGCTTCCTGACGCTTGGTCATGTAGCCCGGCCCCGTCGTAACGCACACGTCGTACACGCCTACCGACGGGTTATAAATCTTGTCGATCACGCCGCCGTTCTGGTCGCGAATTTCCTTGACGGGTTCGGGCTGCATGGGGTTGATCTTGACCATGCCAACTTCGCCGTCGAGGCCAACAATACGGGCCACACGTTCGGTGTCGTAAATCTTAGGGATCATATCGACAAGTTGGCGGGTGATGTGCCGAATGGCTCGCGAGAGGTTGTCAACGTAGTGATATGTACCTGTATCACCTTGTTTTTCACGAGCCAGAATGGCGCGTCCTGACCGTTCGTTGCTGGCCGCGCCAAGGCTACTGTCGTACTGACCCGTTGTTGATTTGATGTCGTCAGCCGCTCCCATCTTGGCCTGAATAAGTCCCGTTTGCGGAAGCGGAGGCGGGGCGCGTTGCGGGAGAGGAAGCACAGCACCAGCGCCATCGGTGACATCAGGGTTAACCTCTAAATACGGCCAGTTTGTCGTATTGGCCGTTTTCCACTGCATTTCATAGCCTTCGAACTGACCGCCATAGCCAATGAAGGGTGCCTTGGGGGCCAAAGCCAGCATTTCGGCTTCTTGGCTAACCCAGTAATTGTACATGCGCTGGGCGTCCTTGGCGTTACGCACAAGGCCCGACACATAGAGCTGACCGTCAACCTCAAATTCGTTGCCGACTACGCGCACGACGGGTATATATTTGCCCGCCCAATCGCGCTCTTCCAGCACCTCAAAACCGTTAGTCTTGAGCCATTTAACTTTCTTGCGGTTTACTTCGCGCGACCGCAGCGGTTTACCAAAGGTAAACTTCATCTGCTTGTCCAGCGGCGAATTGTTAAAGGCCGTCAGATTGCCCGGATACAGGTTCAGCGTCTCGCGCTTATGCTCATAATAGAAATACTCCGCAATGCGGATCGTATCTTCTGAGAGCCACTGGCTTGTAGACTGATCGCCCACGCCCTGCGTCATCAGCGAGCTTATTGGTGCTGCATCAGGGAACAGGCGCTCATACTCTTTCTTGGTGATGTCTTCAGTAATGAAGCACCATTCAGCGTCTGACCCGCATGGGTCTTGAATGGTAGGGTCCATGTAGACCGAAAACGAGTTCCGAATGCGCCCAATTTTCAGGTCTTGGTCGAAGCTGTCTTCGCGGGTGTACTCCGTCAGGATGCGGATGTAACCCTCACCGTAAGTAACCTGGTTGTCGCAAGCCGTGTCGTAGGCCACGTCAGCATCCGAGATGTACTCGATGTGGCGCACCATGCCATCAAACACTTCCGCAACCGCAATGTCGGCCTTGTCGTCGGCAGGGATGACCTTGCCTGTCGGGCGGTTCTGACGCTGTTCATTCGTCACCTGACGGACGTGCTG